TTAATAATGTATTTGGCACGGCAGAAGGTTTAGTAGTTTACAAAGATTTAAGAACGGCTCTAGTTATTAATCCTGAATTAATTTCTAGAGAGTATACTTGCGATGATGTTTTAGCCTCACATTTACAAGTGGGAATGAGACTTGCATTTCAATATATTGACGATTACTTAGATTTAAACACTATCAACAAATAAAAAAAATTATGACAATTGAAAATCAAATCGCACCTACTGCACCAATCCAAGCAACCCCAGTTAATGAAACTAATATTTCTCAAAATACGGCACCAACAACGCCAAGTTTTGATTTTAATTCATTTTTTCCTGAGGATATTAGAAAAGATGCCGATTATGAAAGGTTATCAAAAAACTTTCCTAAAGATTTATCCGCAATTGCTAAGGATTACTACCATAAAAATAAACATTTTGGCAAAGCTCGTGATGTAGTAGAAGCGGAATTAAAAGCACAAATGAGTGAGCCAGCATCTTTTAAACCAGAAGATTACCAAATTAACTTACCCGAAGGCTATTCTATTGAAGATAATATCGTTAATACAGCCAAAACCAAAGCTTTAGAGCTTGGAATTAAGCCAGAAGTAGCCCAACAATTTCTTAATAGCATTTTTGAAGCCGATAGAACACAAGAAATTGAATTAGAGAAACAAGCTTACGAAGCAAACAAGCAATCATTAGAGAATATTAAAAAAGAGTGGGGTTTTGATTACGAAAGAAGAGCGGATATTGCCGAAAAAACCCTAATGAATTATGTTTCTCCCGACGAAATGGAAAATATTCATAAATTGCCATTAGATCAAAAAGTGCTTTTATCCAAAATCATGGATAAAGTAGCTTCTAAAGTTAGCGAAGGTTCCATTGGCTCTATTCCAAAAGCAAGGGATATGAATGAATCAGATTTTAATAGCGCACTCAAAGCAATTCAAGAATCAACTGCATTAGAATCAGTTAAGCAACAAAAAATATTTAATCTTTACGACAGTTTTTATAATAAATCATAATTCTTGTTGACTTATAATTTTACTTTTGTATTTTATAGTTTAACATTGTCCGATGTAAAGTAAAAGGGAGCTTATATATAAGTCTTTGAAATTAAGGGTAGCAATTAGGAGGGAATTATCCCCGATTTTTATTATTTTTTAATTCAAATATCTTATATATATGGCATCTAATATGAATGTTATGCACACTAAACAATTTAGCGATCAGCTAATTGAAGCGGTACAAGTTCAACAATCAGGACTTGAATTTGCTTGTGCAAGAAAAGAAATCTTTAAAGGTGAATCTCTATTTATCAATAAAATAGGAACGACCGAACTAAAGAAAAAAGTTGGAACAAATGAACAAACAACTTTTACCGATATTGCAAATACTCGTAGAAAACTATCATTTGATACTTTTGATGACGCAGTTGCTATCACTCGTTTTGATAAAGATAGATCAACAATAGTTGGTTTAGATACTGGTTATTTAAATGCTTTAAAATACGCAGTAGAAAGAAAAAAAGAACAAATTATTGTTGATGCAGCTACTGGAGTTGCTTTTGAAGGTAAAGAAGGAACTACTCAAGTTTCTTTTCCTGACTCAACTAATACAGTTTATCAAGATGGAACCGCATCTTCTCAAGGAACTTCTGGAGAATCAGGAACTAAAACAGGTTTAACTGCTGATAAACTTTTGCAAGCTTTGTTTCTTTTAAGAAAAAACATGAAAACTGGCAACATTAAAGAAAAAATTTATTGTGCTATTTCTGCCGAAGAAGAACTTTTGCTTTTGCAAGATAATAAAATTATTAATCGTGATTTTAGTGCTGGTCAAGTTTTAGATAAAGGTATTATCGGTTCATGGTTAGGAATTAACTTTATTAGAACTGAATTATTAAAATATCCAGTTAATTATGTTCGCGAAATATTATTGTTTACTGATCAAGCTATTGCGTTAGGTTTACCTGGCGAAGTATTTATGAGAGCTGGTGAAAATCCTGACAAAAAATATCAAAGTCAAATGTATATCGAATTAAATTTTGGTGCAACAAGAATTGAAGACGAAAAAATCGTTAAAATTCGTTGCAAAAGTGAATACAAAATTGACGGAACTAAATAAAACTAATATCAACAATTAAAAATATATAAATTTATGGCTATAGTAAATTCAAATGAAATAGTAAATTTAGCAAATCTTGCTTTAAATCCTCCCGTTATGCCACAAGCAAAAACGGTTAGAGGATCTATTTTGTCAACTACCGCAATTGTAAGTATTGCAACTACTGATAATGCTAATTCAACATGGAGAATTGCAAGACTACCTTCTAACACTTTGATTCATCAAATCACAGTTTCTACAACTGCACAAACTGGAAGCACCGACTTTAATCTAGGAGTTGCTTATGCTCCAGATAAAGTAAGTGGTTCTGTTATTCTTGACAATTGTTTGGCTGATGCTTTAACCTTAGCAACTGCTAGTAAAGCTCTAGACGGCTTAAATAATGTAAGTGTTGCCAATTCTGCTAAAGAACTTTGGGAACTTGCAGGATTAGCAGTTGATCCAAAAACTGAACTTGACATAATTTTAACCGCAATAACCATTGGCACCGCTGGTGGAACTGCTGGATTTAAAATTGAATATAAAATTTAGTTATGACTTCAAAAACTGAATTATGTAATCTTGCATTGTTAAAGTTAGGTAAAAGTCGTGTTCAAGATATTGACACTGACCCAAGCCAACAAGCTACTGACTTAAAACTTGCTTATGATTTTGCATTAAATCAGATTTTGAACGAAGCCGAATGGAGTTTTGCGGTGCGTAGGCAAGCCTTAAACAAGCTTACCGAAACACCGCTTTACGAATGGAGCTATAAATTTGCATTACCAACTAATCCCGAATATATTAAACTTATTTCTATTGAAAATGAACCCAATTACACAATAGAAGGAAAATATATATTGACTAACACTGATAATATAAAAATTACCTACATTGCTAGAATTACAGACCCTAGTGAATATACATCAGGTTTTAAAAATGCTTTTGTTTCATTGCTTGCTACAAAAATATGTTATAATTTAACTGGCTCGGATAGTCGAGAAAAACAATTATTATCCGAATATGAAAATGCTTTGTATCAAGCTATGACACAATTTAAAGCAATAAGAAACGAAACACCTTTAACATCTAACGAATGGATTGATATAAGACAAAATGGCTAGTGTTAATGAAATACAAACACGATTTAATGCTGGCGAATTATCGCCTACTCTTGACGGCTTAGTTGATTTTGAGCCTTTTTTTAATGGTGGTTCTATTGTTGAGAATTTTGATATTCACCCCCAAGGTTGGTTATTTAGAAGAAAAGGCACTAGATTTGTAAACGAAGTTAAAGACTCAACCAAAAAAACTAGAATTATTAGATTTAAATATAATGTTGACCAAGTTTTAATTATAGAATTAGGGGCAGGTTATTTTAGATTTTATTCACAGCAAGCTTTAGTTTTAAGTGGTGGAAGTGCTTATGAAATAGCAAATAGTTTTACCGAAAGCGATTTAGATTATATTCGTTATGTGCAAAAAGATGACATTATTTGGATGGTTCACCCATTAAAAGGATTTTATAAATTAATTCGATTTAGCAATTCTGATTGGACTTTTAACACATTTGATTTAATTGCTGGACCATATCAAAAAGAGAATATTTTACAAACTAGAACAGTTGCAATAAGCACTCATGGTGCAATAGGAACAACAGGCACGCTGACCGCAAGTGGACACACTCCATTTACCGCAAATCATGTTGGCAGTTTATGGCTTGTTAGAGATGGAACTAATTATGCTTATCTTAAAATTACAGCCTTTGCTTCTTCAACTTCTGTAAGCTATGTATCGCAAAATATTATTGTATCGGGAATGGTAAATAAAAATGTATACACCTGGTCCGAAGGAGAATTTGGATTACATAGAAGCTTTCCAAGAGCAATATCTTTTCACGAACAAAGACTTGTTTTAGCTGGCTCAATTAATGAAACTCAAAAAATATGGTTTAGTAAATCCGCTGACTACGAAAATTTTGATATAGATTATAATAGTCAAACCGCTGATGATGGCTTTAATAGAACAATTGCCAGTTCAACAAATGATTCTATTTTATGGTTATTTAGCGATGAAGTATTATTTATTGGCTGTAGTGATAGTATTTGGAGAGCAAAACCTTCAAATAATTCTGCTGGTATGTCAAATAGTGATATTGATTTAAAAAGACAAATTGCTTTTGGTTCTGAATGGGTTGACCCTGTTTATTGCGACTCTACGCCTTTTTATTTGCAAAGAGGAAAACAAAAAGTAAGGGCAATAAATTATACAAATACCGAAGCAAAATTTAAAGCTCAAGATGTTTCAATTAGAAGTAATCATATTACGGGAACGGGTTTAAAAAGATTCGATTATCAACAAAATCCAGTTTCAACAATTTGGGCTATTCGTGAAGACGGGCAAGTTGCAAAATTTGTTTTTGAAAGCGACCAAGAAGTCAATTGCTGGACTAGATTTACAACAAATGGAATTGTCGAGGATTTAGCAATTATCCCATCAAGCAAAGAATATGACGAAGTTTATGTTTTAGTTAAGAGGACAATTAACGGCACAGTAAAACGATTTATTGAAGTTTTAGAGCCTAATTTTAGTTATGACAACTTAAATTATATTTATGTTGATTCTTGCCTGACTTACAATGGAACACAAAACACAACTTTAACTATTGGAAGCGGTATAGCAACTGCAGGCAGTGCTATATTTTCCGCTTCAAGTGTTGGTAAAGAAATAAGAAATTTAAACGGCACGGGTAAAGCTAAAATCACCGCCTATACTTCCTCAACTCAAGTTTCTATAACAATAATTAGAGATTTTAGCACAAATTCCTTGACCGCTAATAATTGGGCAATTGCAATTCAAGAAGTAAGCGGGTTGACTCATTTAATTGGAGCAAGTGTAGAAGCTAACGGCGATGGAGCAACTGACCCTAAAAGTAAAACTGTAAACGCAGAAGGTAAAATTACACTTGAAAATTTTGCCTCAATAATTCATGTTGGATTAAAATATAAATCAACTTTTACTTCTTATCCAATCGAAAGTAAAAAATTATTACAAACAATCGGATCACAACAAAATAAACAGTTGCGAATTACCGAATTAGCTATAAAGTTTTTTACATCAAGGGCGGGTTCTATTGTTATTGATGGAAAAACATTGCCAATAATTTCAAGAGATTTAAACGACAATATGAATGAAGCCCCGACTTTTAAAGATGGAGTAAAATTAATAAGTGTTGCAGGCGATTGGGGTTATGATAGAAAATATTCGATTATACAAGAAGAGCCACAAGCCATGAATATTAAAAATATAACTTACGAGGTAAATATCTAATGGTAGCACCTTATATTTTTGCAGCAGGAGCGGTTTTAAATATGGCTAGTAGCATTTATGGTGCTAATATGGCTAAAAAAGATTTAAAACGCCAAGCAATGGCTTTAGAAGACCAAGCTAGATTAGTTGAAGAGCAGGGGCAATTTCAAGCTATACAAACCGCAAAACAATTTGAAGGATTACTCGGCGAACAAAAACTTTCTGTAGCTACTAGTGGGGCGGAAATGGAAGGTTCTGTTTTAAATATTTTTGATAAAACTATTGCCGACAAAGAACAAAATATTGCAATTATAAAAAGAAATGCTCAAATGGAAGCAAATGTTTTAAGACAACAAGCACAACAAGCTAGAAAACAAAGAAAAAGATTATTGCCTATGGCTATAGCTTCAAGTCTTGGAAATATTGGACAATCTGCTTCAAGTTTTGCAAATACTGGTAATAAAACTATGACACAACAATAATTATGCCAAAAATACCTGATTCATACGGAATTATAACAGCACCATCGGCAAAAACTGATATTGCTATGCCAGACACGCAATCATCACAAATGCTTGCTAATCTTGGTAATCAATTATCAGGTAATTTAATTAATATTGCTGGACAAATGCAATATCAATCTATTAAAGAAGATGAGGCTTTTAATGCCGCTCAAGTTATTGATTTTAAGACAAAACTTGCAACTTTTGAGAATGATAAAAGAATTGCAATTAGCGAATTGCCTGCAAACGACCCTTTGCTTTTTGATAAAACAAAAAAAACTTTCCAATCCGAAAGGGATTCATTTATTAATAATTATGCCAGCCAATACAAAGACAATCAACGATTATCAAGTTTAATTAAAAGGCAAGCTGATGTTGAGGCGGTAGATTTTAATTTTGATGTTGATAGAACGCTTTCTAGTAAAAAAAGAGAATATGGAACAAATAAAATCTATGAAGGTATTTATTCCGTAAATGAAAGACTTGGAAAAGGCGGTAATCCTGCAAAATTATCAAATGAATTAAACACAATTTTACAAACTGGTTTAAAATCAGGTTTAATTGACCAAAATGACATTAATAGAGAAAGGGATAAACAAAAATCTATTATTGAAGAACTACAAAAACAATATGAAAAAACTAGGCAAGCAAACTTAGTTGCAAGTGGACAAGTATTTTTAGACGCTAGCAATTCTGATGATAAAAAAATTGGTGAGTTAGCTTATCAAAATCAACTTCAAGAAACTTTAAAAAAAGGCGGAGATGCGAACGCCGCAACATTAAACTTTGTAAATAAAACGGGCTTTTTACCTCAACAAGTTAAATCAATTTGGAGTTCTCAACTTAACATGGGAAATCCAAAACAAAAAATCGAAGCCGCTGAACAAATAACGCAAATCATAGAATCAAATCCAAGATTGCAAAATCAATTTAATTCTGATGATATAAATTTTGTAAATTCAATTAAAACAAGAGTTGGATTAGGTTTGCCACCTGAGCAAATATTAACTTATGCCGAAAAAGAAATTAGCAAATATCAATCAATGGATAGAATTGCAAAAGGGCAAATTATTAACAATAAAGATACAAAAAAAATTATAGATAATTCTTTTGATGATTTAAAAGAAAGTTTGACTGATAGGGGTTTTTTTTCTATATTTAAATCCGATCCAATTATCGAAGAGGGAATAAAAACCAAATACGAAACTTTAGTAAAAGATGCTTTCTTAAATGGTAATACAACTCCTGAAAGTGCTGTTGAATTTGCAAAAACTAAATTGCAAAGCGAATATCGAGTTAGCACAGTTGGAAAACCAAGGGTAATGCAATATGCTCCTGAAGTCTTTTATGATAAATATAATAATGGAGATACTTCTTGGATTAACAAACAACTTAAAGTTGAAATTTCTAAACATACTTTAGTTCCAAGCTTAGATAATTTAGAAAATCAATATATTTTACAAGCAACACAAGAAACAATAAAAGGCAAAAAACCCAGCTACAACATTGTCAATATAGACAATTACGGAGGCTATTCTTTATTATTAGATAACCAAAATCAACCTGTTGTTTTTAAACCCGAAATTGAAAAAACTGATTTTTACAAAGAGGCTCAAAAAGAATATAATAAAGAGCGTCAATATACAAAAGAGGATATACTTAATCTTTTAAATGATAAAGTAGTCGCTGAAAAAAACAAAAAATATCGTAATTGGAAATAAAAATGCCTGTATCAAAAGACTTAATAAATCCAAAGCCAATTGACCCATTATTTGGGGAAAAAATAATTGAAAGTTCTAAAGCTATTGCAAATATACAAGGCATGGATTTTAATTATAAAGCTCCGCAATATAGTCAAGGCGAAATAGCATTATCAGCATTTGAAAGAGAAAACACTATTGTTTCGTCAATTATGGAAGGTTCATTTCAAGCAAATATTGATGACGCTCCCGATCCTGAATTTGATGTTGTTGATTATGTTGACACTGACATAAAGAATAGTGATTATGCTCCTTACTGGCAAGATTTTGTGGAAGTAAAAAATTATAGACAAGCTAACGCTTTAAAAGCCAAAATTGATAGGCAAAATGAAAATGAAAGAATCATTAGCGAAGGTGGCGGTGCTGGTATAGCATGGAGTTTAGCCGCTGGAATATTAGACCCTATTAATCTTTTTCCTATTCTTGGTGGAGTTTCAAAAGCTTACAAAGCTGGTAAATATGCCAAAGGCATTGGTTTAACTGCTGGCGCTGGTGCGCTTGGTATGACCGCTAGCGAAGGAATTTTACAAGCAACTCAAGAAACTAGAACATTAGAAGAAAGTGCTATAAATATTGGCGCTGGAACGCTTTTGGCTGGGGCTTTGGGTGGCGTAGGGGCAATGATTTCAAAAAAACAATTTAATAATTTAGCCGATAAATTTAAAAAAGATTTAGAAACTGAAAATGCTGATGTTTTTATAAATCCCGACACGCAAAAAATGGAAATAAGACCAGATTCTGCAAGTGCCGCTAATGTTGCTGAATTTCAAGCTATAAGAAAATATTATGATGATGTTTTAACGCCACAATTAAAAGCCGAAGGTAAAGCAATTCCTGCCTTTGCTGATTTTAAGAAACAACAACAAAGTTTAGCATCGACTATAACGCAAGATATAGCTGGAGCGGTAAATGTTGGCAATGTAATTCAAGGACAAAAATTACTAAAAAAAATAAACTTAATTGATAATCTAAATCCTATACAAAGATTAACACAAACTCAATTTGCTGTATCGCCTAGAGAAACCGCTGAAAAGCTTATGAAAACGGGCTTAATGTGGCAAAAAAACAAAATTGGAATTGCTTCTGCTCAAAGTGCTGAAATAGCTAAAAAAACTCTACAAGCTCCATATTTTAACAATTATAAACCAATTGAAAATAAAGCCTATTATAATTTTAAAAAAAGGATTAAAAAAGAAGGTGCTTTAAACGAAACAGAAAATAATATTAAAAATGATATCCAGTTTTTTGAAGAGTTATCTAGGGCAAATAGAAACGGCGATAAAAGCACTATTCCAGAAATAAACGAATTGGCAAAATCCTCTAGAAATGATGTTTTAAACCATCTTGGGAGAGAAGCCGTAAATGTTGGCTTATTAAGTGAAAAAGTTTTAACTACCAAACCTAAAACATCAGAGTCTTATTTTCCTAGATTGTTTAATAGATTAAAAGTAATAGCTAGAGAAAATGAATTAAGGCAATTTTTAAACACAGCGATAAAAGAAAGATTATTGCCAAGTATTAAAAAAGCCGAAGCACAAAAAGAATTAAATTTAAATTCACAAATCTTAGATTTACAAACTCGCAAAGCTGAATTACAAGCCAATCTTGATAAAGCCGCAAACGAAAAATTTCAAGAAGCACAAGTCGATGCGGTTTTTAATGAAGCCGATATTTCTACTGAAAACAAGTTTATTTTCCAAAAAAATATATCTTGGGCAAAGGGTGGTGAAAAAAGTTATGATGAGTTTTTGGAAAA